GCCGGTCGTTCCGTTTTCTGCCTTTACCGCTCCTGCCAGATTAGCCGGCGCAGCGATCTCAGGAACGTAGGTGGCGGTGGTGAACGCCCAGTCGTGGTGCTCGGTACGGGTCAGGACCGCTTCATCGTAGTCCGGGTGTGTCAGGTACATTACGTCTTCCCGCTGCACATACCGGACTTCGGCAAGGTCATCAAAAGCGAACGGGGAGGTGATCTCCACGATATCCCCTTCATCTGCATGTCCGGTCGGGTAGACCACATAGCCCCCGTCCCGGATGATCCGCATCACCAGATCGGAGAACTCCAGAACGTAGGTGTCCTCGATGCTGTATTCAAAAGGTAGCTTGCGGTTCGGCCCGAGGCAGGTCCCGACGTACCGGGTTCCGGGCCGGTTGCTGATCCCACCGTGGACATGGACGATCATGTTATTGGCTTCGGCCAGACCGATCTGCCATTTGGCGAGGTCGGTACGGGAGTGCAGACTGGGTGCCAGCACCCCGGAAGCATAACTGGACTGCATCATCCTCATTGACGGGCCTTCACTAGGTCAGAGCGGGAAGCGGCATCCTGTCGGGCCGGCTGCCTCTCATTAGAGTTCAGCCCTTTTGCAGTCACCAGGGCCTTCAGATACTGGGCCTCCATCTTATCGCGGAGAACGTGCTTGCCGGTCAACGGCATCGACACCTCAAAAGCAAGGCGCCAGGCGAGGAGGTCTACAAAGACCGCATCGAATTTGGTCTCGTCGACTATATCGATGGAATACGCGCAGTAGGCGTCCTGGAGGTTTGTGTGGATCTTGTCTCCGACAATGTCGTAAGGGGTCGGCTCCCCGGATGTCCCACTGGGGAGGTATCGCATTTCACCCGGGGAGAATGTTCGAACCAGATCGGTCCCCCCTTCTGCTGTGAGTCCCAGGATGCGCAGACAGAGTGAAGGTTTCTGGTATTCATAGAGCCAGTTCAAAGGGGTGACGGTGGTAAGGGCCAGAGCTTCGGTTTCTTTAGCGAACCCCCATGCGTGAGACCGTAGCAGAAACTGCCGGACCGAATCGTAGTGGAGGTTGCAATACAAAGCCCCGGTGGAGCTGGCTTCGGTCATGGACTGGATCTTACCATGTCCAAGGCGGGATAGTGCGATGTTGCAGATCTGGACCTGATTGACAGCCATGGGCCGACCTCCGGAAAGATTGAAGCCCCCGAAGGGGCTACGTTTATAGTTCTAGCGCGTTGCTCTGGGCATCCAGCAGCATTTCCTTCAGCGAATCATTCGAGGCGTTGCCCTTGAACTTGATCCCAAGTTCGGTCAGGGCCTCCTTAATCTCAGCGCGTTCAGTTTTACTGTGGGCTACCGGAACGGCAGGTTCGGAGTTACCGGACTTCTCTTCTTCAAGAAGCCCGGTTTCAACGACCGGCGCATCATCCGCCCCTGCGACCTCAACGAAGTATTTTTTATCTGCAGCGCCGATGGCGTCGTAGACTACGTCTTCCTCATAGATGCGGTTGGCAAAGGTGGATCTAATGCACTTATAGGCCATTGGTTATCTCCTAGCTTGCTGCGTGGGTGTCATCCACAGACGGACTGAGGAAGATGTCAGCCGTGCCGGCAGTACCGGAAACGGTGACCCACTTCACCTGGAGGTAACGCTCGGCGCCCGGGGGAACGCGAACACGCCAGCCGGCATTGACCTGCGCAGCAGTAAGTGTCCCGGAGGTCACCAGGTCTGTCGCACTGGACATGGCAGCCGCGCTGTCTGTTTCCAGGGTGAGGGCTACGGACGTACCGGCGAAGTCAACCGAAGGGACGACATGCAGGTAGAGTTCGCGCCCGATTGCGCTGTTCTGCGCAGCACCGAGATCAACCACGTTAGTGGAATCTCCGGTGGACGAAAGGTCATCGCCGGCATCGGCGCTGAATGTATTAAGTGTATCAAGTAACATGGCCAGTTCTCCTTTAGCTGATGGTGGCTTCGGTTTCGAGGATCGCTTCGCACTCGCGAACCGGGATTCCGCGGAACGACATAACGATCTGCCCCTGAACGTCCTTGTAGGAGAGGTGCAGGTTGGACTTGTTATATGTCTGCTTGTCCAGGTACGTGATGATGGTCTCAGTGCAATAGATCGCAGGACGACCCATCTTGCGCTGTTTACCCAGGCGGTGGTACGCCGTGATCAGCAGATCATTCAGATCCGCACCGGTCGATCCGGTCTTTGTCAGATCAGACATATCGATGTTCGCGATACGAACAACCGAACGCCAATCGCGCAGCGTCAGACCAACATCCCACTTGTAGTGAGAACGGTAAACGCGGTAGAGGCCACCATTGGTGTCGGTGGTCGTTTCCTTGCCCAGGTCTTCCTGCATGAGACCGGCTTTCGATCCCTTCGGGTAGAACATGTGACAGGTGTTCGGACCCCAGGTGACAAACCAGATGGAGGTGTTGTCAGAACCGGAACCACCACCACTGATGATGTTGTAGCCGGTTTTCGTCTTATCGGTACTCAGCGTATCGAAGCGGGGCGCGAGACCGGTAAAGCGTTCCGGGTTGGTTGCCGTATCACCATAGAAAAGCGTGTCGGCCACGTTCTGGTTCATCACTTCGATGAAAGGACGTTCTTCGGACAAGCGGAACCCGGAAGGATCTGGAGCTTTGTCGACGAGGTCTACGTCAGATTCAGCATATGCTTCGAGCATGCCTGAACTGTCGCTGACTTGAGCGGTTACGCTCTTGGACGGCTGAACACCCTGGTACAGCTTACGCCATGTGGCGTTCGGCAGACCCGTGCGGACGGTCGTCTTGTTATTGGTTCCATCGTTTGCTTCCAGGAACGTGGCATCCGAGAGGATGTCATTCGTTTCGTTCAGCAGCTCCACGATAGTGGCTGTCGATCCATTCGGATCAAGACGGTTCGCCACATCGGAGAGAGTAGGGTTGTTGGTTCCTACAGTTGCCATTTTGTACTCTCCTTGGCCTATCGGCCTTTAGGTTCTCTGCTTATTACTCTGTTGAGCTCGTTCCGGTAGCAGAACACCGTACTCGCGTGGCTCAACCCTTGACCGACAGGCACTCGCCTATCGAAAATCTATGTATGCATCGAGGGGTACAGCACTTTGTCCGGTTCGGATTTACCCGCGCCGGCATTCCCTCCTTCGATAAAACTGTCACCGCTCATCATGCCGCCGATCTTCGCCAATCCTTTCACCAGCCAGGGCAGATCCCCGTACCGGCCACTCAACGCGGCCATGGCGTCCGGGTCTTCCCCGAAAATCTTTTCCATACCTGTTTTCGCATCGGCCATGGATTCTGGTGTCATCTTCCCGATGAGGTCCCGGTCAGCGGTCTGCTGCTCCTGGAACGCTGCGATCTGGGCTTCATCCCGTTTCTGGATGATCTCATTGACCGCGGGGAAAAGTTTCCCTGCCTGCTCCGCACTGACCCCTGATTCCTGCAGCATGGGTCCGTAGGCGGTCAGGAGTTCCGGGTCGAGCTGTTGCCCTTCCGGCATCTCGACCGCAGCGTAGTCGATGGATTCAGCCTGCTGTTCGGTGGTGTCCCCGGACAGCAGAGATCCCTGCTCAGTGGTTTCCTGAGTAGTCTCCTGTGAGGTTTCCTCAGTGGTTTCCTGAGTGGTTTCCTCTGCGGTTGTCTGTTCTGTGTCAGCCATTTTAAGTTTCCTCTGTTCCTTTGTTCTGTTCCTTTTTAGCCATCGAGAAGAGGTCTTCGCATCTCTGGTCCGACTGAATCAGTCCGAACACCCTGAGACCCATTGATCTCTTTCCTTCTGTGAAAGCCATCTCATGATGTTCCCCCAATGTGGAGGAAAAAATTTTAGCTTCAGACAACAGCCACCAGATAAACTGCCGCCCCATGGCGCTATCCATGATCCAGCGCAGGACTTCAATCCGGTCTTTCACGGTGAACCTGCGGTCTATCTGCTGATGTTTGAGCTCTTCCGGGGTCATCGTCCAGTGTTACCCATCAAAGCGGTCAGAGCGTTGTTCCCCTCCCCGACATCGGTTTCACTCAGGACCTTGGCCTGATCGGCTGAAGCCGCGGACATCTCCATCATCTGCTGCATCTGCTGCTGCTGGGCTTCCTGCTGTTGCATGGCAGCGACCTCCTCATCGGAGTTGATGATCTTAGCACTGGTTCCGACCGCCTTGGCGTATTCATCCACGGCTTCGGTGGCGTTGAACTTGTGACGGGCTTCCGGATATACCGCGGACAGGTTGCCCACAAAGCCGGCGACCTGCTCGATCCCGGTGGTGGCCACCATCTTCTGCGCCTGTGCCAGGATAGAAATGAACTCGACCTCGATGGGCATCCCTTCGATTTCTTCCGGGGGTTCAGGCAGCATGTCGGCTTCATGCGCGTAATGGATAGCAGCGTCGAGCAGCGGACGGTGGACCTCGTTGTGTACGGAATCCAGTACCGGTCCGAGCACCATCAGCTTCTCTTCCTTCAGCGCGGCGACCTCGGTGGCCGTCTTCCGTACATCCACGCTGTTCGCGATCATAGTGAACAGGTCGGTAAACAGCCCCTGCCGGATCGCGTTGCGGGTGTCGGACAGTCCGGCGATGATGCCGTTCATGTCAAATTGTACCTGGTGCAGGGGTCGAAGCCCTGCGTTCTGGTTCAGGCTGTCATCGTAGGTGATCCCACCGGGCATGGTGTTGATGACCTGATCC